GCACTACTGGCTGCTCAGCGTGTCGATGGAGATAAGTTCATCGTGGTTCTTCTGGAGACTTATACCAATCCCGTCAATCTTGATGATAAACAGATGGCTAACTCTGTGGCTGACTGGGTTCGTAAATATCAGGTCGAGACTGTCGCTTATTCTCGTCAGACTTCAGGCGCGGTCGCTGCTCGCTTGGCTCCAGCAGGAATCAACACGACTCCGATCGATGGAGCAGTCTATGGACAAGCCTGCGATGAGATGCTATCGGCTATCACAAGCCAGAGACTCATTCATGGCAATCAAGAGGAATTGACAAAGCAAGTTTTAAGTGCAGTCAAACTGCCATTTAAGGATGGTGGCTGGTACTTAGGGCGCAAGGTCTCAAATTCCACAATCTGTTCAGCTGTGGCAATGGCTATGGTCTCTCACTTTGCTACTGCTCCAGATGCTGAAATGGACATCATGGTTGGCTAGACACAAAACGCCAAATTGTCAAATCCTTAGACATTTATGGTATCCTATGTCCAATGGGAATCTTTGATCGTTTCGTCAAGGCTCCATCTGTCGAAGTATCTAACACAGATGTCGCAGCTTCACTTCAGCCATTCAATCTTTCAACTTCCGTTTATGGTTTGCTCAATGCACCTGTCAATGTAGATCGTTCATCTGCAATGAGCGTTCCAGCAGTAGCAAGAGCGCGCAACATTATCTGTGGCACAATAGGTTCTTTGCCATTAGAGCAGTACAATAAGATTACAGGCGCACACATCGAGCCACTTCGAGTAATCAATCAACCCGATCCGCGTGTGTCTGGCTTTGTCGTTTATAACTGGCTCGCAGAAGATATTTGGCTTTATGGCGTGGGCTTTGGTTTGGTTCTCGATGCCTATGCAGAAGATGGTCGCGTTCGTTCCTGGACTCGCATCGATCCAAAGCGCGTTCAAGCAAAGTACAACTTAGCAATGAATGAGATCGATGGTTATGAAGTCGATGGATACTTGGCTCCACTTCGCGGTGTCGGTTCAATCATTCGCTTTGATGGTTATGATGAAGGATTCCTTAATCGCGCAGGTCGCACAATCACAGCTGCAATCGAATTAGAAAAGGCAGCATTGTCTTATGCAAAAGAGCCAGTACCATCAATGGTTCTCAAGAGCAACGGTACAAATTTAACTTCAGAGCGCATCGCAAAGCTTCTCGAAGCATGGCGCAACTCTCGCGCAACTCGTTCAACAGCATTCCTCAATGCAGATGTAGAAATGCAATCTGTGGGCTTTGATCCAAAGCAATTACAACTGGTCGAAGGTCGTCAATATGTGGCGTTGGAAATTGCTCGCGCAGCAGGCATTCCAGCGTACTTCCTTTCCGCTGAAACAACCTCGATGACATACTCCAACGCCACTTCAGAGCGCAGATCATTGGTGGATTTCTCAATGCGTCCAATTCTTTCAGCCATTGAGTCCAGGCTTTCATTACCGGACATCTGTCCAAGTACAGCAGAAATTCGCTTTGACTTAGACGACTTCCTACGCGGTAACGCATTGGAACGCGCTCAGGTTTATCAGATACTCAACACAATCGGCGCAATGAGCGTTGAACAAATCCAGGAAGAGGAGGACTTGATTCGATGAAGATCGACATGCCAGTCACACTCACAGCAGCAGACTCAGACAAGCGCACCATCTCAGGTCGCATCGTTACATGGAACGAGCAGGGCAATACCTCAGCCGGTCCAACAATCTTTGCAGCTGAGTCAATCAAATTTAACAAGAATGTGAAACTGCTCCTAGAGCATGATCGCACTCGTCCAATCGGCAAACTTCTTTCATACGAAGTTACAAAAGAAGGCATTGATGCAACATTCAAGATAGCCAACACAATGGCTGGCGAAGATGCTTTGGTAGAAGCTGCTGATGGACTCCGAGATGGCTTCTCAGTAGGAGTCAAGGTAGATGCTTGGGACAATCAAGATGGCGTGATGGTGATCTCTAAGTCATCAATCATGGAAACATCTTTGGTCACAGACCCAGCCATCGATTCTGCGCGAGTTTCGCAGGTCGCAGCTTCTGAAGAAGAAGCCACACAAGTTTCTGAGACATCCGTCCCAGAAGTTCAATCAGAAGGAGAACAAGTGTCAGACACTACCGTTCCAGAGACTCCTGCCGTTGCTGAAGCGGTAGAAGCACACAAAGTAGAAGCAGCGGCATCACGCCCAGCATTCTACGCAACTCCTCGCATCAATCCTAACCTCACAGCAGGTCAGCTACTTGAAGCGAACATCAAGGCATCAATGGGAGACGAAGATGCTCGTCAGCTAGTCATGGCTACTAACGACACATCAACAAACACAGGCTTAACACTTGCACCACACCTAAACGAGTTCATCACAACAACAATCGATGGTCGTCCAGCGGTTGATGCAATTTCTCGTGGCGTACTTCCAGCATCAGGAATGTCATTCACAATTCCTAAGCTCTCAACAGCTCCAACAGTAGATGGAACATCAACTGAAGGTGAAGCACTTGGCGGAACAGAGATGGCAAGTACATACATCACTGTGGATGTTAAGAAGGCGGCTGGACTTCAGAATATCAGTTGGGAGCTCCTCGACAGAAGTGCACCAACATTCTACGATGAACTCATCCGCGAATTGAACTCTGCTTACGCAAAGGCAACTGATCAGGCAGTAGTAGCAGCACTTGTTGCTGGTGGTACTCAAGCATCAACACAGGCTGCAACAATCGCAGGCTTCAAGGCGTACATCGCAAAGGAAACTCCAGCAGCTTACGCAGCAGCAGGAAAGTTTGCTAAGAACATCATCGCTAACACAGCATGGTGGGAGACAATCATCTCAGCTGAGGACACAACAAATCGTCCACTATTTACAGCTGCACAACCATCAAACGCTCCAGGTAATGTCGGAGTACAGTCACTAACTGGAACAGTAATGGGACAAAACCTATTCGTTGATCCACACATGACAACAACAACACTCATCGATGATTCTGCATTCTTGGTTGTACCAGAGTCAGTAACATTCTATGAGGCTCCAAAGACACAGATCCAGGTTCAGGCTTTGGCTAACGGTCGCCTACAGGTAGCAGTTTATGGCTACTACGCAATCGCAACTAAGGTCGGCGGCGGCGTTCGTCGTTTCAACCTTACCTGATAACTAACTAATCATGGGGGGGCGGTTGCTCCCGATCGCTCCCCCAGCAGTATGGAAAGGACTGAAATGCCAACAATTATCACAGCTTCAGAGCTTCGATCTGTGCTTGGCGTTTCGTCCTCTCTGTATGCTGACAGCGTTCTATCAGACATCATCGATAGTGCTGAAGCAGTCATCTTGCCTATGCTTAACTCTTACTCAGTAGCAATAGATGCAGTCTCACTCAATAACAACATCGCCTACTTCTCAACACCTAATCTTCAACCTTTCAATGAAGGTCAATCTGTAGTGATCGCAGGATGCGGAACTCCATTCAACGGAACGCGCACCATCACCACAGACAAACTAGATGATTACACATTCTCAGCTGCTATCACTAACGCTGATGTAATCTCAAAGAACATTATTCCATCCGGTACTGCAACCCTTACCGGTGCATCGACTTATGTCGGCAACAGCGCAGTCGAAACAGCAGTCACAGTAGTCTCAGTCGAAATCTTCCAAAGCCGTACTGCTCCAGGTGGGCAGATCGAAGGCGTAGATTTTGCGCCGACACCATTTCGCATGGGTCGTTCACTTTACAATAGAATCTCGGGGCTCTTAGGCAGTTTGGTAGATGTAGGAAGCATTGCTCAATGACAATCCTTTCACAAGTCCGTCAGCCATTAGCAACAGCACTTTCAGGAGTCGCTGCTAATCTCTTTGCCTATGTGCCAGAGTCAATCCCAGCACCAGCGGTAGTGATCGTCCCGGATTCTCCATACCTTGAATTCTTGACCATTGGTAGCAATTCCACATTCAAGTCCAAGATCAATTTAACCATCACATGCTGCGTTGCATATAACAGCAATCCAGCCAGCCTCGACAATCTCGAGCAACTCATCACAAGTGTAGTCAGCCTCATCCCAGCAGGGTATGAATTGACTGCGGTCGATAGACCAACCGTAACTACTGTAGGAGCAGGACAACTGCTCGTGGCTGACATTCGTGTGGCTACTTACTACACCCAATCCTAAGGAGCAAAAGTGCCAACAACAGTAATCACAGGGCGCGACTTAAGCCTGACTATCGACTCAAAAAGTTACGATGCTCAAGCTCTAAGCGTTAGCCTTGAAACAACATTGGATCGTCAAGCCTACGAGACACTAGATGGTCGCGTATTCAAGACAATCGATACAGATGCAACAATGACAATGGAACTACTAGCAGACTGGGGCGCATCAGGCGCAGGTGGAACATTCTCAATCTGTGAGCTTCTATGGGCAGCAGCTTCTGCATCACCAGACACAGCATTGGCTTACACATTCACAGCAGCAACAGGTGCAGTCTTTACAGGTAATCTCTACCCATCATTCCCAACAGCCAATGGTGCTGGCAAGGATGCTCAGACTGTTTCATTCACGCTACAATGCACAGCCAAGCCAACATTAACTGTTAGCTAATAAGAAACTAAACGGGAGCAAACAATGAAGTTACCAATCACAATTACATACAACTCTGGGGAACAGCAACTATTAGTGGCTCAACCTCCAGAGTGGGCAAAGTGGGAGAAGCAGACTGGTCACCCAGCAACACAATGGAATGAAGTCGCAGGAGTCTGGGACATTCTATTCATGGCGTATAACACGCTCAAGCGTGAAGCTGGTGGTCAGCCTGTGAAACCTTTTGAGGCTTGGATGGATACTGTCGCAGACTTTGAGACAGGACTATCAAACCCAAAAGCCATCAGCCAGGAAGCATCAGCCGACTCCTAATTGAAATCGCTATTGCGACAGGAATCCCGATGAGTGAATGGCAGAACGCAGAGGACATACTCACAGCACTTGAGGTACTAAAGGAGAGAAATGGCAACTGAGACAATCAGTTATGATCGCCGTGAACTCCGAGCAATCACTTCTGCATTCAAGGCTATGTCAGAGCAAGCCATCGATGAAGCCAAGAAGGAATCATCTGCATTGGCTGAATACGCAGCTGGCAAAATCAAAGAAAAGGCTGCAACTCGTACAGTCTCACCAGTAGCAGCACAAAGAATTGCAGATGGAGTAAAGATTTCCAAGTCATCTAAGATCGGTGAATTCTCCTATGGCTTTGCTTCTCAGCGATTCTCAGGTGGTGGAACTACACGCGACCTGCTCTATGGTATGGAATTTGGTTCCAATCGTTTCAAGCAATTTCCAACGCGCACACCAGTTAAGGGCAGAGGCAATTCCGGCTATTTCATCTACTCAACTTTAAGAGAGATCCAACCTGAATTGGTAAAGCAATGGGAAGCGGCATTTGATCGCATTCTGAAGGAGTATGACTAATGGCAGGCAATAGAACTCTCAAGCTCTCCATTCTTGCAGATGTCGATGACCTCAAGAAGAAACTCAATCAAGGCTCAGATGAGGTTGAAGGCTTTGGATCTAAGTTAGGCAAGTTTGGCAAGGTAGCAGGATTAGCCTTTGCAGCAGCAGGAGCAGCAGCGGCTGCATACGCTGGCAAGTTAGCCATCGATGGAGTCAAGGCTGCAATTGAAGATGAAGCAGCGCAGACTCGATTAGCCACATCTCTCAAGAATGTGACTGGAGCCACAGATGCACAGATCAAGTCCACAGAGGCTTACATTCTTAAAACATCATTGGCATTTGGTGTCACAGATGAGAAACTCCGTCCATCGCTAGATCGTTTGGTTCGATCTACAAAGGATGTTGAGGAAGCACAGAAGTTACAGACATTGGCAATAAACATCGCTGCCGGTACTGGCAAGGATTTACAGGCAGTCTCAGAAGCATTGGCAAAGGCTCATGACGGGAACTTCACAGCTCTTAAGAAACTGGGCGGTGGCATTGATGAGAACATCCTCAAGTCAAAGGATTTCGATGCTGCTACAGCTGCGCTATCAAAGACATTTGAGGGTCAGGCATCAAAGCAGGCTGAGACATTTCAAGGCAAGATGGATCGACTTAAGATCGCATTTGATGAAGGCAAAGAAACTGTAGGAGCATTCATCCTTGATGCCATTACTCCGATGGTTGATTTCGTGGTCAAGAATGTCGTACCAGCCATTCAAGCATTCGCTCAGGGCTTAGGCGGTGGAGAAGGGTTGAAGGCTAATTTGATGACAATCATTGATGTAGCCAAATCAATCTTCATCCCAGTAATCCAGGGTCTCAAGACTGCATTTGATAACATTAAGAAAACAGTCATGGAAAACAAAGAGTCATTCCAGACTCTATTTGATTTTCTAAAAACCTATGTCGCTCCATTCTTAGGCGGAGTATTAAAGTTTGCTATTGAAGGCATTGGTAAAGCGATCTCAGCCGTTCTCACTTTGGTTGCCAGACTCATCGATGGCTTTGAGGCAATCATTAGACTTGGCGCAAAGGTAGGCAACTTCATCGGAGACATCAATCCATTCGGAGGCGGTAAGGCTTCAGGTGGTCCAGTCTCTATGGGAAAGACTTATCTCGTAGGCGAGAAGGGTCCAGAACTATTCTCACCCGGTAGCAGCGGAACGATCATTCCTAACAAGGCTTTGCGTAGTAATTCATCCGGTCCAACGATTAACATCTCAGTTTCAGGTGCAATCGATCCATCCTCTACAGCTCGTCAGATCGCTAACCTACTCAAGAATGAAGCCAGCACATCTGGGTCATTCTTCAATCTAGGGCAGAGTGTCTTTGCATAATGCCTTGGGATCCTAACTGCTCCGTCACCATTGATGGTACTGATTTCTCATCTAAGACAATCAATGCCGTCAGCGTTACCTTTGGGCGCACATCCTATTGGGAGCAGGCTCGCGCAGGTGTAGCAAACGTTGAGATAGCCAACTGGGATGATACAGATTATGGCTTTGAGATTAATGATTCAGTAGTCATCAAAGTCGATAACACTACCCCTACAGCCAGAACAATATTCACAGGTAAAATCACCAATATTGAAACACGCATGGCTGCCGTTGGTTCAGTCAATGAAGTCTCACTTATCACCATTTCAGCCGTAGGACCATTTGCCGCTATGTCTCGAAAGATCATCGGTGGATCAGGTTATGTCAAGCAGATGGACTCGGTTCGCATGTCTGCAATCTTTACCGATGCTGGAGTCACAGTCGATGTAGTCGATTCTCCAGGCATTTATGAATTCACAGATATTGCAGCATTCTCTGCCGATGCCTATTCAACAGCTGCAAAGTATGCTGGAATGGCTAACGGGTACATCTATGAGACAACAGATGGCAAAGTGGGCTTTGCCAACGAGTCACGCAGAAGCACAGCGGTTACAGCTTCAGGCTATATGACAATCCCAGAGAACTACATCCTGTGGAGGTCAGTAGCCTCATCTAAAGGCTTACAAGACATCCTGAACACCATCAGCCTAACCTATAAGGCTAACGCCATCGTCACATCCTTTGATTCGACCTCACAGGGCTTATACGGGGTATTGGGTGCGAGCATCAGCACAGAACTTCACAACATGTCAGAGGCTCAAGAATTGGCTGACAAGTATGTAGCACTTCGCCGAGTACCTAGACTCAACATGTCCTCATTTACGATTCAACTAGATTCACCCAATGTCTCATCTGCTGACTTAGACACATTCCTCCAGATGACTATGGGCAAGGCAATCGAGATCAATGGGCTTCCAGTACCTCTTATGCCATCAAACTATTACGGATTCGTAGAGGGCTGGACTCTGCAAGTCTCACGCAATCAAGCTGCAATCTCGCTAATCACTAGCGAGTCAAGTTATTCAATCCAGCCTACACGCTGGCAAGATGTATCAGCCTCTCTTGCATGGAATGCTGTGGGGGCTGCGGTACAATGGGCTACATACGACTAGGAGCAATGAATGGCAACTACAACTAATTTCAGCTGGAGCACTCCAGATGACACAGCATTGGTCAAGAACGGAGCATCGGCAATCCGTACTCTTGGTTCATCTGCTGACTCAACCGTTCAAGACCAAGTCATTGCCGCATTGATGGGAGCCTACTAATGGCAAATACAGCTAAAGCACTATTCCGTGGAGCAGCTACAACTACAACCACGACAACCCTTTACACAGTACCGGCAAGCACTACAGCCATCGTGACTAACATCGCGGTGACTAATACTTCTGCTACTAACTATACATTCACAATGGCATTGGATGATATTGCTATTCACACAGCAACAGCGATTCCAGCCAACTCAACAATTTATGTGGACTGCAAGCAAGTCCTAGCAACAACCAAGACCATCAAAGGTGGAGCATCGAACACAGCGGTGAACTTCCACATCTCAGGGATGGAGATCGCATAGTGGGTGCTACACAAATACCAGCATTTACCTCTGGTCTATCCGATAACTGGGTCTCTATTGCTACTGCTACTCCGTCTGCTATTTCCTATACTTTCAGCTCAATCTCAGGGTATAAGAAACTTATGCTAAGAGGAGAAGGCTTGAATACTTCTGGCAACAGAACTTGGACTATTACACTTAATGGCGATACTGGTGCTAAGTATGACTACGCTTACGAATACTACGCCGCTCAAAGTTCAGTCAATCCAATTAGTCAAACAACCGGTGCAACATCAATTCCATTTCCTGCTCAGTTTGAGTCTGGTGGAGCATTGGTCTTAATTGTAAACAATACCGACACAACAGGTATCAAAACTATTACAGGCACAATGGGCGGTCTTAACACTTCCGTCAATTATACAAACAAAACTGCTAATCTAACTGGCAACTATCTTGCTTCTGCTGCAATTTCTTCAGTTACTATACAAATCAATTCAGGCACAATGTCCGGCTCATTGTCTCTATACGGGGTGGCAATATAATGAAAGCACAAATCCACAATGTCCAGACAGGCAAAATCACAATCGTGGAGTTACCAGATGTCGAAGATGAAGCCACGCCTGAGTAGATCAGCCATTCAGCTGAGAGAACAGATCGATGACAGTTTTCCAGATAGAGATCGAACTTCCGATGGGTGGATCGGTGATACCAAACACGCTTCGCGCAAGTCTGATCACAATCCGGATGCTCAAGGATGGGTACGCGCCATCGACATTGATGCTGACCTCAACAGGGCAAAAGGAACTTCCGTTTATCTTGCAGATCAAATTCGAGAATGTGCGAAATCCGATAGACGAATTTCTTATGTTATCCACATGGGCAAAATCTGCTCACGCAAATCCTTTTGGCGATGGGTCAAGTACACAGGCATCAACGCACACAATCACCACATCCACATCTCTTTTACACAAGCTGCGGATGAAGATCAAAAGTTTTTTAACATCCCGATGCTAGGAGGATCTAATGGGTAGAGTCACGATCAGCTCTAACAATCTGTTCCCAGGTCCTAAAGGTGAGAAGGGTGATCCAGGCTCATCATTAGGAGCAACTGGTGCAACAGGTGCTACAGGTTCACAAGGACCACAGGGCATTCAAGGACCACAAGGCTTACAAGGTACTCAAGGCAATCCAGGTGCTCAGGGTGCTCAAGGCATTCAAGGTCCAGCAGGTGCACAAGGTAATACCGGTGCAGGCAACACAGGAGCAACAGGAGCAACAGGAGCAACAGGTAGTGCAGGAGCCAATGGCGCAACTGGATCAACAGGTGCAACAGGTGCAGGAAATACAGGATTAACTGGCAATACTGGAAACACAGGTAACACAGGTGCTACAGGTGCAGATGGTAGTGCTGGAGCAGCTGGTGCTAATGGTGCAACAGGTAATACTGGAGCGACAGGAGCGACTGGTTCAGGCTCAACAGGTGCGACAGGTGCTACAGGATCGACAGGGGCAGCAATCTATAAACTGCCGCTAGTTTCGAGTTATTATTACAGAACACAGACAGCAGTAGTAGTTTCTGGATCAACACCAGTCATCAACAGAACTGACTACACTCCATTTTATGTAGCCTCATCAACTACATTTGACAGAATTGCAATGAGAACTGGTGCCTCTTGGACAGTAGGTGGCACTGGCTCAGTTAGACTTGGAATTTACAATCACGATGACACAACTGGTAAGCCAACAACAGTCGTTCTAGATGCTGGAACTGTAGCAACAGGAGCAGCCAACACAAATTACGAAATTACTATCAATCAAACTTTGTCGGCTGGTTGGTACTGGTTAGCAATTAACAATATTTCTGCTCCAGCGTCTTGGACTATTGTTCGATGCGGTCCAGGAAATACAAATGTGTTGGCAAGTTTTGGTGCTAACACATCGCCTACAACGGGTGATGCTATTATTGGATGGTCGCAAAATGTAAATGTAACATCTGGCTTTGCCACAGCAGGCACAACTAACACTGCAGTTGATGTTATGACAGTTTGGTTAAGGAAATCCTAATGGGTCAAACAATTACTTATGGCATTGGTGGCTATGACCAAACCAAGCCAAATAACAATATCGTTGAAATAATCGACACACCAGATGAGGAGCCACAAATTGAAGAATCCAATAGTCCTAGCAGCAGGAGCATTCTTAGCCGCTTGGTCGGCAACTAACTTCGAGATCGACTACCGAGCAATCTTATTCGCAGTACTCTCTGGAGTGTTCGGATATGCCACACCAAAAAGGTAATGAGTGTGCAGGACATGGCGGCAATTGCTGTTGCTGCTACGACCGTTATTGGTTCATTTATTGGCTCGGTCAGGTGGTTAGTAAAGCACTACCTAGCAGAACTGAAACCAAATGGGGGAAGCTCGATGAATGATCGAATTACCAGACTTGAAGCGCGTGTCGAAACTGTAATCTCACTCCTAGAGAGGTAACAATTATCTCATGGCAAGGAAAGCAACTAAGTCATTAGAGGAGCAAGGCTACTCAAAGCTTGATGCATACTGCATTGGGCTCTATGAGTATTTTTGCAGCTTGAAGCGAGCAGGCTTTGCAGAAGATATAGCCATGTTCATGATCACAGAGCCTCAAGCCTATCCTCATTGGATCTTGCCAGACCCAGTCGATCCAGAAAGGTTCGGCGATTACGAAGATGAGGATGACGATTAAAAGAACTGTAGTTATACCTGACCTCCAGTGTCCTTATGAAGATACTCATCTGGTCAAGAATCTTGCAGCCTTTATTAAATCCTTTAGACCAGATGCGGTACTGACTATCGGAGATGAAATCGATCTTCCTCAGATAAGCCGTTGGCATGAGAATCAGCCGGGCTGGTATGAGCAGACACTTGCAGCTGATAGAGATCGCACAGTCGATGTTCTATGGGAATTGACTCAGTATGTCAAAGAAGCTCACATGGTTAGAAGCAATCATTGCGATCGTCTTTACAATGTAATCATGAAGAAGATACCTGCTTTCATGTCCTTACCGGAATTGAAATTAGAGAAGTTTCTCAAGCTCGATGAATTGGGCATCAAGTATTGGAAAGAGCCTATGCCTATCGCTAAAGGTTGGGTAGCCATTCATGGCGATCTTGGGTCGCTAAATCCAAATCCCGGAATGAGCGCGTTGAATCAAAGCAAGCGGATGGGTGTCTCAGTAATTATGGGGCATACCCATCGTGCTGGCAGGAGTGCCGTTTCTGAGGC